TAAATGGACAGCCACACAGGCTGGCATGGGTTAATCCTCCAGAAGAACGGGCCTTAAAAAGAATGGGCGGGAGCGGTAAGGAAGTTCGGGGAAGACCTGCTTACTATTATGGATCGTATGGTGCAGATGTTTCAGGTCTGCCAGATGAGGGAATAGGTATGTCAGCAGCAGAAATATCACAAGGTGTAGAAGCTGGATATACCGGTGGAGACGATGCTCTTACTGATATAATTTTTGGTGACGCAGATACATATCCAGACGAGGTAGTACCTACTGTAGGAATGGGAGAGAGCTATGCGGAAGATAGGCCAGAGACAGCATATGAAGCTAGACAGATGGAAGGTAGAGATTATGGATATGGAGAGGGAAGCTGGGATTTTGGACTTGCAGAAATGTATAAACAAAATATAGTTAATCCTGATACAGGCCTGTCAGTCGCACAGACAGAAGATTTGTCAGGCATGCGTGAAACCCCAGACTATAAAAACTTTAAAGCCAAACTTGGAGAACATTTTGATGCTGCTCGTAGAGGTAGTCGTGTACACACTCTTCAAAATATAGATCTTTTACAGCAACAAGCAACAGATGTACTTTATAAGTGGGCTACAAGTGATAAAATAGCAGATCGGGATAAATATGAAAGTTATATAGATACATTGGAAGGTAAGGATCAGCTTTTAGGAGGCAAGTTGGGAGTTAACAATGCGTCAAAATTGCTGTTTGATGATGTACTAAACGACTATATGCAAAGTGAAATTAGGTCTGGAATAAAAAGTGCTACGGATGAAAAACAACTGGAAGCAGATATAAAACTTGCTAGGGATGAGGGTGTGAAATTATCAGAAATTCAGGGAAGAAAGGATAGAGATAAAGTAGAATTAACAAGAGAACAAGTGACAGACGTAGTAAGAAATAATAATGTAGCACCTTTAACTGTTGTTTCAAATGTACATGAGAATACCGCCATACCTTTCAGTATAGGAAGTGCATTTCTGACTCCTCTTATGCCCTCGTCTATTGCTACAATGGAATCAGGCAGACGTTTTCATGTTTCTAAAGATGGACATGTTACTTTCGTATCTCCTGAAGATCCTCTAGATTATGCAGGACAGGATGATTTTGGTAATATAGATGAAAGTTTAAAAAGATATAGGAAACCAGTTGAAGTAGCTTCTGTTTCTGAAACTGTAGAAGAAGAGGATAGTCCTCTTACAAAATTTTTAAAAGAACGTGAAGAACCAAAAACAAGAGACCAGCTTGATGCAGCAATGAGGGAACGTGTTAAACCTCTTTATGCAGGTAGAAATATTTTTGCAACATAGGATATATAATGGCTACTGAAAAAAATCCCTACGAACAAATTCCACAAGAAGCCGCTCCCGGTGCAGTACCTATAGCTTCTCCCGATGTAGTACCTATAGATTCTGAAACAGATCTTGATGCTACGTTTGAAGTAGAAGATGATGGTGGAGTTATAGTAGACTTTTCCGGGGAAGAAGAAGAAGTTTCTATGGAGCCTTCTGAAGATATAGCTGAATGGTATAGTAATATTGCCGATACGCTGGAAGAATCGGAACTGTTAGAGATAGCCACAACCGTTATAGATAACTATCAGGCAGACAAGGATTCCAGAGGAGAATGGGAGTCCATGTTTGAAAGGGGCTTTGATCTTCTAGGACTCAGGCTGGAACCGGGATCGGAACCCTTTGAGGGCGCATGTACAGCCGTTCATCCTCTTCTTATCGAGTCGGCGGTCAAGTTTCAGTCCAAGGCATCTCAGGAACTGTTCCCTAGCGGAGGTCCGATAAAAACGAATATACTGGGCAAGACCAGCCCGGAAAAACAAATGCAAGCTAACAGGGTTCAGAACTTTATGAACTACCAGCTTACAGAACAGATGCCTGAATACTTTGATGAGTTTGAAAGAATGCTGTTCCACCTTCCCCTTATAGGATCGGCATTTAAAAAGATATACTATAGTTCTACTTTTAAACGGCCTGTCTCTGAATTTATTCCTATAGATCAGTTCTATATTTCCTATTATGCAACAGATCTCAGGAATGCTGACAGATATACTCATGTAATTTATCGTAGTCCTGTAGAATTACAGAAGGATGTGCTGGCTGGTGTATACAAGGATATCGATATTCCCATACCCCATCAGACGAGTGTAACATCACTTACCCAGAAGATGGACACTATCTTGGGATTGTCTCCCTCTTATGATAAAGATCCTCAGTATATATTGCTGGAACAGCACTGTTATCTGGAGATAGAAGATAAAAAACAGTCTCTTCCCTATATTGTAACTGTAGAAGAACAGACAAAACAGATATTAAGTATTCGCAGAAACTATGAACCAGACGATCCTAATATGGAGAAACGAAGTCATTTTGTCCATTACAGGTTTGTTCCCGGTTTTGGTTTCTATGGCTTGGGCCTTATACATTTCCTTGGCAATCTCACCATGAGTGCAACTGCTGCAATGCGATCCCTGATCGATGCAGGTCAGTTTGCAAACCTACCGGGAGGTTTTAAAGCCAAGGGACTTAGAATTGTTGGTGACAACGATCCTATCTCTCCCGGTGAGTTCAAGGAGGTTGAAGCAACTGGAATAGATCTTGCAAAGGCTATTATTCCTCTCCCCTATAAAGAGCCTTCCTCTACTCTATTCCAGATGCTGACATTCGTAGCTGCTGCTGGTCAGAAGTTTGCGGATAGCACAGAGCAGGTTATCTCTGATGCTGCCTCCTACGGACCCGTTGGAACTACTATGGCCCTTCTTGAAGCCAGTAGCAAGTTTTTCTCAGCCATACACAAACGCTTACACAAATCTCAAAAGGATGAGTTCAGGGTTCTTGCAAAAATAGATTATGATTATTTACCGGATGAATATCCTTACGATGTTCCTAATGAAGATAGAAGTATATTCAAGAAGGATTTTGATGGAAGGATAGATATAGTTCCTGTATCTGATCCTAATATACCATCCAATGCCCATCGAATGATGCTTGCCAACATGGCTCTTCAGATGGCGCAACAGTCGCCTCCCGGTATGTTTAATCTGGAAGCCCTGAACAGGACAATTCTTCATGCAGCCAATATGCCTAATCTGGAAGAGATTCTTCCCTTAAAGATTGAACCCAAACCTCTAGATCCTGTTTCTGATATCATGGCTGTTACCAAGGGAATACCTGTAGCGGCGTTTCCGGGGCAGAACCATGATGCCCATATTCAGGTCAAGATGGCTTATCTTCAAGATCCAAGAAACGGAGCTAATCCTGTAATGCAGAGAATACGTCCTATTCTTGAAGCAAATATTCAGGAACATTCTGTAAGGAAATATCAGGAACAGATGAATGGTATTGCTGAAGGTATAATTAAACAGATGCCCCCGGAACAGGCTCAAGATCCTGCTGTTATAGAAATGGCAATGGGCAAGGCTGCACAGGAAGTCATGAATGCAAACCAAGCTTTGGGTCAGGCACAGTCTCCTGAACAGCAACTGGTTGCACTGGAACAGGCAAAGGTAGAATTACAGAAACAGAAGCTTCAGTCCGATACTGTAGTTCAGGCTGCTGAAATGGAATTACAGAACAAGAAGCTTGAACTTGATGAGAACGAACAGATTATAGACATGCTCAAGGCAGGAGCATCTGATAATATTAAACGTGAGAAAACTTCTATAGATAATGAAACTAAAAAAGATATCAAGATAATGGATATAGAAGCCACACAGAAAAAAATATTAAAAGATATGATAGAGCAGAGTAACAGAGATGAGAAGGATCTGGATATGAAAGGTCTGGAAGCATTGGTTAAACTGGCACTTGAACAATCGAAGAAAGAAGGAGACTGAGAATGACAATAAAAATAAAGGAGATGACGAAAGGTAAAGGTTATATTACCTATAAAAAAACAAAATCTGATAAACCAGTAACTTATGGAGATCCCTTCAAGGTTGATGCAATAGGTCAGTGGGAATCACTTGCTGCTCTGGATGAATGGAATCATGGTAAATGGGATTTTCCAGAACCTGTAAAGGGTAAGAAAAACAAATAATGGAAATCTGGGATGAGGTAATTCAGGAGTTCAATGAAGAGATTCAGAAACTTAGAATTACATTGGGAAACGGCTCTGCTGAAGATTATCCTCATTATAGACAGCTTGTAGGTTCTATTCAGAGTCTTGAATGGGCCAGAAGCAACTTAACCGATATTTTAAAAAAACGAATGTATTCAGAAGAAGAGGAGTAAAATGCAACAGGTAGAAATGGGTAAGGCCATTAAAAATGATTCATGGATCAGCGATCCTGAAGAAGTAGAAGATCCAAAAGTATTACCGGAACTACCGGGATTTCATATCTTGGTACGTCCTGTATCAGTTAAAAGCAAGACCAAGGGCGGTATCTTCATTCCTGACTCAATCAAGGATGATATGTCCTATCTAACTACGGTAGGCAAGGTACTATCTATGGGAGATCTGGCCTATATGGATAAGGACAAGTTTCCTGCTGGTGCATGGTGTACTATTGGTGATCATGTATGTTATGGAAAGCATGCAGGAACAAAGCTTTTCTACAAGGGAGTAAGACTTATTTTACTCTTTGATGATCAGATTACAATGCGGGTCGAAGATCCAAAAGATCTTGATCCTACATTTAATTTGGGGAATCATTAATAATATGGTATAATAGAATATACGTTAAAAGCGTTTGTCTCGTAAACAGCGGAGGTATTTATGGAAAAAAAAGAAGAGTGGGGCGAAGTGGATGTCCCGAATGAAGAGCAGAAAATTGAAATAGAAATTGAAGAAGAAGACGTTGAGCCTCAAAAAAAAGAGCCGCCTGAGTTGGAAGGTATAGAAACAAAGGGGGCTGAGAAAAGAATAAGACAACTTATCAGACAGAGGAAAGAACGTGATGAACATATTAATGCTCTCATCCAAAAAAATGAGGAGTTATCATATACCCTCAGAACAAAAGATAAGGAAGTAGATCAGGTTACTAAACTAAATCTGGATTCTTCTGAAAAACAATTAACTGATAAACTTGAGCTTGCCAGAACAGTTTATATGGAAGCTTTTGAAGAAGGAGAAAAAGAAAAGCTTTTAAAAGCACAGGAAATGTTGAATGAGGCACAGGCTGATCTTAAGGCTGTTTCTTCTGCCAAACAAAGTTATGAAGAAGTAGAAGAAGTTGCTCCTGTACAGCCACAGTATCGTCCTCCTTCTAAACAGACTTCTGATCCAAGGGCTGAAGAATGGGCTTCCAGAAATAACTGGTTTGGACAGGATAATGTCAAGACTGCTGCTGCTCTGGCAATAGATGCAGAGTTAAAGGAAGAAGGATTTGATCCATCAACAAATGAATTTTATCAGGAAATTGATACCAGAATTAACAAGGCTTTCAATCAGGAAAGTCAGGAACGTGTGCAGGAAAATACGTCACCACCTGCTCAAGTTGTATCGGGGAGTTCACGCTCATCCCCATCCGGTGCTGGTAAAGTCAAGCTATCCAAAGAGGATGTGAGACTTGCACAGAAATGGAATATACCGCTTGAACAGTATGCTGCTGAAAAGCTGAAGGTTTCGGATGCTGACGGCAATTATACTAATATAACCTAGCGTGGAGGAATGAACTATGACACGAAATGAAACACGTAGTAATACTACAAGGGAAGCTAAATCAAGAGAAAGCGAAGAAGAATATGTCTTTGAGGAGCCAGATGCCCTCACCATACCAGATTCGGTACAAGCAAGATTCGATAGTGAGGATATGTCCCTCCGTTGGATACGTATATCTGTAAAAGGACATGATGACATCATGAATGTTGGTAAACAGCAACAGGAAGGATGGATCTTTGTATCTCCTGATGAGGTTCCTGAAATGGCAATTACATCCTCCGTAAGGGAAGAAGGTCGTTATCTTGGAGCAGTCTGTCGTGGAGACTTGGCATTGGCTAAGAAGCCAACTGCAAAGGTAAGGGCTAGACGGAAATTCTATGAGAAGAAGGCTAATGATATGATGGATGCAGTAAATGCACAACTGATGAAAGGCTCTGATTCTCGTATGCCAATTTCCAATACAAGTAAATCTGTAACAACAAAAGGTAGGCGACCTTCTTTTCAGGAATAGCCTGTCTTTGAAAATAAGGAGATGAAACATGTCTAGTACAAAA